ATGCTTGTTCCCCATTACCAACCGACTCGCGGTGTATTCGTTCGCTTCGTGTTATTGCAACTTATTGAACTGTTTTTGCAACCGCATGGCAGGCGTCCCAGCGAGGTATAAGGACGCGCACGAGGCGGGTGAGTACTTCGCGGAGCGCAGTAAGGTCAGAGATCGCTGGCGCAGATTCAGGGCTGTACACGACGTCCAGCGAAAGGTCTACCGAGGGTTGGTGGTCCGTCGGTGCGCCGTCCGCTTGGATACAGACGAGTGGCTCAAGAGGTACCCGGCCGGCCAACGCCTCCGCATCCGCGATAAGTGGATGACGAGGGCCAAGGTCCGCAGGGTTTTCAAAGCGATGGTCAAATTTGAGAAAAACGTCGCTAGAGATCCGCTGAACACCAAAACCGACTTCGACGGGTTGATGGCAAATGACAGCTCTAAGCACGTCCGGGGAATATCTATACCCGAGGACGAGGCGAGAGCGAGCGTCGGGCCAGCTTGTCACTACGGCTCCAAAAGGTGGGCTGAAGTACGGTCGGGCAGGATTTTGTACGCGGTGGGCACGGTTGAGTGGCAACGGGCGGAGTGGTTTCATGCCGCTCTAACAAGCCCCGAACTGTTCGCTGCGTACGCCGGTGACAACATACTGTTGGTGTGCGGACCGATCGGCGAGCGAGTATGTGCTTGCGTGGACATCAAGCGCATGGACATGCATGTAGATCCGGAGGCCGGCGGTGATGCCTCAATCAGGTGGCTCGGGCGTCTGGGTGAAGCCGACGCCGTGTCACACTTCTTACGAACTCAGGATCCGCAGTACCGGATCTTTTCTGGTTCATCCGTTCTGTCCGCGAAAATCATGGGCACCCAACCTTCGGGCGCGGGTAACACTACCCTAAACAACAGTCTCCAGGTCGATGAGCTCGTCCACGCCATTGAAGAAGCACTTTCTCTAGGCGAGGAGAGCGGCTTGGGGGGTCTCGAAGCGTTGGTTAGGAGGGTCGCCAGTGAGTTTGGGTTCAACATTACTTACGACCAACCCCCCGTCAACAAGCGCCTGAACGTGGAGTTTTTACAACAGCGTTTCTACCTTGCCATTGTTAACGGCGCGACCACCAGAGCGCCGGGTAACAGAATCGGCAGGATTCTTGGACGCACGTTTTGGACGTGCATGGCGCTTAACGAGAAGAAGAAACTCGGCTTTCTGCGCGGGATTGCGCTGGGACTCCGTGTGGTCAACAACCACGTCCCGGTGATCAATGACCTCATGCACCGCATTCTCGAGCTTACCGAAGGGCACAGGCCCTATTATGATGAAGACGCCATTAAGAGGCGGAGGTGGCAGGAGGAGGCCGACTTTAAGCCCTTTCCCTATGAGGAACACCCTGAGTCCGTAGCTGAAATCGCCGACTGTATTGGTAGGCCGGCGAGTGAGCTAGTCGCTCTGAGACAGCATTTGAGAACTATCCCTCTATACGGATTTCTCAATCCCAAAGAACTCGAACCGTTAGTCGAGAGTCTGCTGGATTGGGACCTTTGACTGGCGGCGGGATTCTACCCCGTTATGTCTTTACACCAACGTAAGCAAGTCCAGAAGAGCAAAAAGCTCTCCAAACCCGCATCGAGCCATAAGGTTCCAGGTGCGTTCGAACCGCGCCAAGCCAAATATCGGCCTGGCGATTGGGAGAAGATGGTCGTCAACCCCTGGGGTTCCAGGACAGTGCGCACTCCCTCCAATTCACCCTTCACGGGCGCTGCCCGCATGTTCACCCGAACTCTCACCATAGATTCCAGTGGGTCGAATTCCCGCTTCCACGTGTCTGCGAGGCCTGCCTTGCAGAACACGCTGTCGATAGGCAGGATAGCTGCCATAGTAGTTCCAGTTGGTGCCAATGTTACTAACCTGCACTACAATGTCACATCCGACACAATAACTCCCGTCGGTTGGGCTTCATTCAACATTCTATCCGGAGAGGCCACCGTCTTCGATTCGACGGGGCAAAATCATGGTGAAGTCGAAACGGCGTACGACGTCGCTAACAAGCTTTGTTACTACCCCTTTTCTATGAATTCGGGTGAATCGGTCACCACCTTCTTCCAGGGCTATGGTACTGTCTTTAAGGTATGGCTCAGGGAGGGTGGGGCTTGGGTGGAGAGGGCTTCGGCCACTTTGGCTCGGGGCGACAACCAAGCCACGGCCGTTGCGGGCGCCGCCTGCGACGGCATAGCGATCGGACTCGCCTCGCCCAAAGGGTCTGGATCATTTGCGTTCTCGTTCTCGGTACCACCGAGCGCCGACACTTCAGTCTGTTACGATACGTTCTCTACAGACGCTGTCACGTTAGGACAGGTCTCGCAGTTCCGAGTCACCGCACTCTCCGTGCTGGCGACGTTTACTGGGAATCAGTTCAACGACGGCGGCGTAATCGCAGCTGCTCGCGTGAGGAAAGGGTATGCTTATAATGGACTGCCCTATGAATCGCTCACACAGTTGACCGACCACAGGTACTTCGGGAAGGCCAAAGAAGGCGCCTACACGTGGTGGCTCCCATATTCTATCGATGAGATGGATTTCAAGGAGCCTGCGGACATACCTACCGAAACTGAGCTTCGCGTCGCCGGCATCTTCGACGATGCTGACGGACAATTTCAGCTCACGGTTTCTATGGTCGTGGAGTTCTACTCCCCACTCCAGATCTTCGAGCATAAGATAGGCCCCCCGATTACAGACGATTTCGAACGCATATACCATGCTCTGGACAGCATGGATGCGGCGACATGCAACCCGTCTCACTCCAGCATTATTAAGAAAGCGCTGGGTAAGTCGGCGAACGCCGCTAAGGGACTGGCGAAAACTGTGGCTAGCCATCCTGAATTGCTAGCTGCACTCCTGGCCGCTGTTTAGGCCAGGAGCGCTTCAGTCCCGACCCGCCACTTTTATTAGGGCGGGGTGTGGTCCTAGGACCACAACCTTCAG